CACATTTTTCAACCTCGGTAAGCCGGTTGCTAGTCTCTTACTTGACCGCATAAAGCGGTTTTGTTAGCGGAGTGGATTACTAGATAGCCACACCGTGTCTTAATTGTTCAGATTCTCTTCGTACTGCTTCATAAGTTCAGTCACTGTTTTGAGTTCTTCCTCATAGTTAAGTTTCAAACCTTTTAACTTCGTATTCTTATCAAATGAATTTTCCTGCCACAGTTCTGTATGGCCTCTAATAGTTCTAATTATAAATGGGGCCATCCAGAGTGTTTCATCTGTTGGTACACTAATCACCCCCACTAAATTTTCCAGTTCGTAAGCTTCAATTAGGCTTTGGATAATATCTGTTGTTAATTGTTTTTCCTCTCTTAATTGCTCATGTCTAAGTGATGCTCCTAAGCCTGCATGGTCAACAAGTTCTTCCATTGAAAGAATAAAATAGCAATTTGCCACATAATGTAATGCATTATATCCACACCAACCACTACCTCCTGTTGGAACTTCTCTATAATTATTATTGTAGTGGGCTATCTTCTCTTGTAAATTTTGAGTAAAGGTCAATTCTCCTGGGATTTGATCTCCTAGGAATTCTTCCATTAAATCATCAATTGATTCTGCAATCTTTAATTCTTCTTTTGGTTTCATTGTGTCTACTACATCCTCTTTTGGTTGTTCCTCTACTGACAATATCTTAGGTTCTGGGGATGGGTCTAGTTTTATTTCACTAATTTTTGGTGGTATATTCAATGGTGGTAAGAATGGGTTTTCAATCCTAGCTAGTTCTATGGTCTTTTCAAAAGGAGGGTTTGCTTTATTTCCTACTCCTAATTTAGATTCCTGAGTCTTCTTCCTCAGACTAATCAACTTCTCATTCTTATCCCTCTCTTGTACTGACTTAAATATCTCTGATATGCCCTTCTTGATATATTGTTCATCTCTCAATTCTAGGCTCGATTCTCTTGTCAACCTTGGTGGTGTATTATAATTTGGTTGATATAAAGTCCAATCTAACATTGATTTAGGTGGTGTCTTGAACACTTCGTATTTATTTTCATCCCATATGCCATCTGGTATATAATGTGTTCTAAGCGCTATCTTAAGTTCTCGTTCCCAGAATAAAGTGTAGAGTAGATCTTGTTGTGGCCCTTCAGTTGTATATAAATGCCTCAAGGCTGTTCTATAAGCATGCATTACGCCTGGGTGGTTATCTAAGGCTCTAGCAGTCTGCATATTCTTTATCCAATCCATATAATGTTGGGACTTCCATACCCAAGTTTTATGGGTTGCTGTTCCAGTAATTTTAATTGGTAATATCTCATAAGTCTTTGTTTGAAGGTACTTTTCGTTATATTCAAATGCAACTTCTAGGATATTGGAGCTATATGTATTTAAATTGGAGGAGCGAATTTCATTTTCTAAAACTTGTATATCCTGCTGCTTTAGATCGTACTTAACTCTTAAATTGATTTGATAAGCATCTATACAGCAATTTTTATTGGTTGTTTTCCTCTCTGCAATTGTCCAGGCTGCATCCTTGCCTAGTAATCTTGAATACTTATCGAAGTCCTCATTAGTATTATAGAGGTCTTCCTGTATCAATCTTGGTCGTATCTCCTTCTTTGGTCCCTCTTTTATAGTATATTCGACATCATAAGTCATAATATCATTAATCGCTCTATGTATTGGTAATCCTTTGTTCCAGGCTTCCTGACAGTCTTTTACTACATTGATATAACCTTTCAATTCCAAAGAGGATAGACTTAGGGCTTTTATTGAGTATGGCACTGATTTTATGAATTTAGGCAAAATCCTAGTACACTTGTATGAGTTGCAACCCTCGCAAAAATAAATTTCCGTACTACAGGGCCGCATATCACTAAGTTCTCCAATAACTAAATACTTCATGAAGAGTCCAATTCCCATGCCCTCTGTGTTGGGTTTGGTGAAAACGGTTCCAAAAGCTGCTCTAATAGGTTCAACGTGCATAGGAATTATCATTACAGCACCATCGTCACCTGATATTGTACCAAGATAATCAACTGCAAGTATTTCTTCCATAACATATGATGTCAACCAATCAATCAATAAGGTATTCTCAATAGCGGTCCATCTTGTTCCTGAATCCAATCTAGAAACTGCCTCTGCTATGGCTAAAACACACTCTCTTCCTGTTGAAGTCATTTTTATCTTACTTGTCATTCTCATGGCCATTCTTCTAAGGACTTCAATTGGAACATGGGCTTTGGTTAGGTTCTCAATAATGAAGTTTGAAAGAAAGTATCGAACATGCTTAACAAATATATTTTCTGATCTATCTAATCCTGATATGTCAAAGTTAATTCCTTGGGTCTTTCCTTCTGCTCTAGCTCTATTAAACAATTTTGCCTTATCATCATAGGATTTACCTATACCCCACCTAGGGTGTTTCCTCATCATTATCGTTTCTAATCTTGCAATTATACATCCCATTATATACTTCTCCTCAGGTGTTGGGGCACATATATTCCTAACTTTTTCGCCAACCTGTTGTGATTCGGTTTTTGCAAACACTGTTGAGGTGTCTTGTAATTTATCTAAATCAATATCCTTTCCATCCATGTATGGCTTTACCTCAAGTTGCTGCTTATAATTTAATGTATTATACCATTGATTTACATCTATCTTCATTATATCTTCCCTAATCATTTCCTCTAAGAATGGTTGATATTTATTCTTCCAATACCCATATAATTCCTGTGCTATTCCCATCTCTGGCATAGTCTGGGGATATAGATGTCTAAGCATTGTGCCGGCTACATTTAATGGATGATTCAGGTAATAAATTGGTTGCCAGGCTCGACAGGATGGTGCTTTTGCTATCTGTTTAGCTATTGCCTTCTTATCTGGCAGCATCTTAAAACTAGGCATCTCAATAACGAACTTATATTGTTTGGCACAATCCCATCCTACTTCACTCTTAAGACTAAGGAGATCAGGGTTAACATCTACTGTGTTAACATTATATAATTCTTGAGTAATATAGGATCCATAAATAATTTTTGATTCGGCAGTATTAAATGGCAATATAGCTCCGTGTAAGTGTTCTTTTATTGGTAACTGGACAATTTTTTCTGGGTGATTATGGAATAGGTAGGCTGAGGCTGAAGTTTGGGAAAGTATATGTTTTGCATTTTCTGTTGTCAAATCTATATCTGTTCCAAATATTTTATTCAACCAATGATGAATTCCATGGGTACCTGCTCTAAATTTACCCAGCTTTACCTTATTTAATGCCTCAGTCAAAACTGAACCTGAAAGTCTCCTTAGTCTAAGATCTACAATGAGGGTTTCATACATTGCTTCTTCGATTATAGGTAATATATTCATTATATCTCCGGTATTACGTATACCCTTATTGGTATCATACCACATTGCACGTATATCTTCATGGGTTATTTGGTCCATCATTATCATCCTAGCAGCTAAATCATTAAGGAGTTTTACATCTATTGCAAAATCGAAATTCTCCTCTTTTAACATCAATCTGTACCAATCATTCCAACCAAAACTGGATTGTTCAAAGGTTTTTGCACATAATTTGGTTCCGATCCTCTTTATTAACAATGGTGCTGTCTTTGCACCAAAGATATTATCTCCAGGTTGGAAATGAATTAGCTTATTTTTCTCTAATGTTTTAAATGTAGACATAAGCTCATACTTCCTATTAATTATTATGGTATCCATATTAATACTGCGCTCTTTGAATTTAGACTTCTGCATTAGAAATGTGGTTGGATCAATCAGACCTTCCGTTACATCTAATCTTATAAGGACATGTTTCTCATCGCCATGGTCAAAGGCGTAAAGGCGGGTTGCGGTAAATCCCGTATATGCAAATTCAGGATTAATGTACATTTCTGAGAATATTTCGGGGCATTTATAAGGGGTTTGATCTTCATTCTCTTGTTCTATCCAGATCTCACCCTCTGAATTTGTGTAGCGTCTCCATTTACCTGCTATATGTCCTCCTACTGAAATTTCTCCATTAATAATTTCTGGGTTGAAAACATGGGCTACAACAAATACTGGTACCATTTTGGTTCCTTGATGGTATGTATTTTTTGCATAATTTAATGCTGTCAACAAGGTTGGGTTAGCGTATGCCGAATGTACTAGACTTATTATATCGGGATTAAAGTCGGCTAAGTGCTTGCAATCTTGAATTTTACAGTTACAATAATTATAATTCTCTTTCCCTAATACCATTGCTCCCTCTATATCATCTCGGCGTGCAAAGTCTTTAATATCTATTATTGGCCTATTTGCAAAACAGTGTCCAGTCTTTAATGTTAGCCCCTCATAAGTAGCTCTAGCTGAATCGCCTATTGAATAAATTTTCTTCATAAATTGTGATGAAACTGAGTTATATCGGGCCATATCGATATATATTTTCCTATCAAACCATTTACGTTCCATTGCAAGATCTGCATGTGGATTGGTTGATTTCTCCAACTTAGTTTTAAACTGTAATTCTAAGTAGTAATTAACTGCTTTTTGGTTATTTACTTTAAATTCGATATTCTCAAATTTACTATATGCCGTATTATTAATAATATCCTGCTTATAGGTGTGGAGATGTTTCTGTTTCCTAACAGTTACTGATGTATTCTGTATCTGAACAATTTTATCAAGGATAACAGTGTTACCTGTATCCTTGTTGAATTTTTTTGAATCTTTAGGTTCAAAATTTTT